CCCAATTTTTGTAACTTCATAACATGAGGGGCGGCGGCGGCAGGATATCATCGGCGGCTCGGACCGTCATAGCCGGGAAGTTCGGCAAACGTCCGGAGCCGCCGAAAGACCTCAATAAACGCCAATCCGAGATATGGCGGCAGATCGTTGCGAGCGAGAACGCCGATTTCTTCAATACCGCGGCTTTGCGCGGGTTATTGGCCGATTATTGTCGGAGGCGTCAGACTAGCGAGGGGATAACGGCGGTGATGGAGGGGTTTGACCTGGATAAGCTCGATGGGTCGCAGTGGGCCGAGTATCGTGATTTAGCGCGGTTGCGCGACATGGAGCAGAAGGCGGTCATCCATCTGGCAACGAAGCTGCGACTCACTAACCAGGCCCGCTATACCACGTTATCGGCCGCAACAGCCGCGAAACGCGCGGCGAAAGAACCCGAGAAGCTATGGGAAAAGTTCAGCGGTTAAGCCGCGGCGAGCGCGCAATTGCCTGGATTGAGGATGTGTGCGTTGTGCCCGAGGGCGCCTTGGTTGGGCAAAGGGTGAAGCTGCGGGACTGGCAGCAATCCGAGCTAAAACGGATTTATGACAACCCGGCCGGCACAAGGCGCGCGATCCTCAGTTTCGGCCGCAAGAATGGGAAGACGGCATTAGCCAGTTTTTTGTTGCTGTTGCATTTATGCGGACCTGAGGCACGGGCGAACAGTCAATTGTTTTCGGCGGCGCAGGCTCGGGATCAGGCTGGGCTATTATTCAATCTCGCGGCGAAGATGGTGCGGCAGTCGGCAGCACTGAACGAGGCGATCATCGTGCGGGATCATGCAAAGGAATTGACGTGTCCTGAGCTTGGCACGGTGTACCGCGCACTTTCTGCCGAGGCTGCGACCGCATTCGGGCTCTCGCCTTCTTTCATCGTTCACGACGAGCTAGGTCAGGTACGCGGCCCGCGCAGCCGGCTCTACGAAGCGCTGGAGACGGCGACGGGTGCGCAGGAGAACCCGCTATCGATTGTGATCTCGACTCAAGCGCCGACCGATGCGGATCTGCTCAGCGTGTTGATTGACGACGGCCTGGCGGCGCACGATCCGCGCGTCGTGGTGTCGCTCTACACCGCGCCGATGGATCTCGACCCGTTCGGCGACGAAGCGATCCGCGCCGCCAACCCGGCCTTCGGCGATTTCCTGAATCCGACCGAAGTTCTCGCGATGGCGGAAGACGCCCGCCGCATGCCGAGCAGGCAGGCCGAGTTCGAGAACTTGATCTTGAACCGGCGCGTCGAGGCGTCGGCGCCCTTCATCAGCCGGCAACTGTGGCAGGCGTGCGGCTCGGCACCGCTGCCGCTCGACGGCCACCCGGTTTACGGCGGGTTGGACTTGTCGGCGGTGAACGACCTCACCGCGCTGGTGCTCGGCGCGCGGATTGACGGGGTGTGGCAGATACACCCGACATTCTGGCTGCCGGGCGACGGGTTGGCGAATAAGGCCAGGGCGGATCGCGTGCCGTATGACGTTTGGCACCGCGACGGGCACCTGCTGGCGGCACCCGGCAAGAGCGTCGACTACGAGTATGTCGCGGAGCATCTGCGCGGCGTGTTCGACCGTCAGGACGTGCGCAAGATCGGCTTTGACAGGTGGGGCTGGAGACACTTGAGGCCGTGGCTGCTCAAGGCCGGCTTCACCGAAGGCCAGCTCGACGAGCATTTCGTCGAGTTCGGGCAGGGCTATCAGGACATGTCGCCGGCGCTGCGCGCGCTCGAAGGCGAGATCCTGAATGGCCGCATTGCGCACGGGGCGCATCCGGTGCTGTCGATGTGCATGGCCAACGCGGTCGTTAAATCCGACCCGGCCGGCAATCGCAAACTCGCCAAGGATCGCTCTGCCGGGCGTATCGACGGCGCGATCGCGCTCGCCGAGTTGTGCGGCGTCGCGCCGCTTGAGGACAGCCAGGAGATCGACATTCAGGCGATGATCGTCTGACCGCCGAAAGTCATTAAGGCCGCTTGGCGGCCTTCCTATCGCCTCCCAGGGGCATTCCAATGCAGATGATCCGCAAGACCGCGGCCGGCAAGGCCGAGGGCAGTCAGTCCTACGTGTTGAGCGACGCGACGATGGACCGTTACGGCGACATCATCGAGCCGGACGGTTGGCTGCTCGACGGCTTCCGGTCGAACCCGATCGCGCTGTTCAACCACTCGCCACATCAGCCGATCGGCAGATGGCAGAACATCCGGGTCGAGGACGGTCGGCTTGTCGCGGACTTCCAGCCGGCGAAGAAGGGCACCTCGCAGCGCACCGACGAGATCCTGTCGCTGATCGAGCAGGACATCTTGCGCGCCACCAGTGTCGGGTTCCGCGGCGTCGCGAGCGAGCCGATCGATCCGAAGCGCCCACTGGCCGGCACCCGCTACACCCGGCAGGAGCTGCTCGAAACCTCCATCGTCAGCGTCCCGGCCAACCCGGCGGCGCTCGCGGTGGCGAAGTCGCTGAACATTTCTGACGACACTATGGCCTTCGTCTTCGGCGGGCATGCCGGACAGAGACGGGACATAGCCACAACCGGCGGGCATGCCGTGACGCAACCCCGATCGAGGGGCACTCCCATGACAACCGAGAACCTCACCACGAGCCAGCAGATCGAAGACCGGCAGGCGCGGCTTAACGCTGCGCGCGACAAGCTGTTCGAGCACACCCAAGACCCCGAGCATGATCCAGACATTGCCAACGGATTGAATGCCGAGATTGCCGAGCAGGAGAAGCGGCTAACATCGTTGCGGGCAACCGAACGGTCGCTGGCGGTGCGTGCCGCAGCCGAGCAACAGGTATTGCCGCCGCTAAGCGCGCCGGCGATCAACCGCCGGCCCCTTGGCCTGCCCGTCAAGGAACGCTCGCCGGGCGCAATATACGCCAATCACTGCGTCGCGCGGTTTATCGCGGTCGCCCGCGGCCTGCCGATTGAGGCGGTGTTGAGCGAGCGCTACCCGGACGACGAGCAGACCGCGGTCGTCACCCGCGCAGCGATCGCCGGCGCAACCACGACAACCGCCGGCTGGGCGGCCGAACTGGTGCAATTGGGTCAGGGCGAGTTCGTCAACAGCCTGATGCCCAACCAGGTGTTTCCCAAGCTGGCGCAACTCGGCACCGCGCTGACCTTCGGCCCGAATGCCGGGGCGATCAAAATCCCGTCGCGCGCCGCAACGCCCTCGATCGGCGGCTCGTTCGTCGCGGAAGCGGCGCCGATCCCGGTTCGCCGGCTGGGCACCACGTCGATCACGCTCTATCCGCACAAGGTCGGCGGCATCTCGGTGTTCAGCCGCGAGATTGCGGCCTATTCCAACCCCGATATCGAGGCGCTGATCCGCACCAGCATCATCGACGACACGCAGATCAACATCGATGCGTTGCTGCTCGACAACGTGGCGGTGTCAACGACGCGGCCGGCGGGCCTCACCAACGGCGTCTCCACCCTCACCGCAACGGCGGGCGGCGGCTATGCGGCGTTTCTCGGTGACCTCGCCAAACTGACGGGGCCATTTTACGCCGTGAATGCCGGCCGCAAGTTGGTGCTGCTGATGAACCCGGCGCAGCGCAACCAGTTGATGTTCGCGCCGGGGCCGGCCGGCGCGCCATTCGGCTGGCCAACCCAATTCACCGACATGTTTACCGTCATCACCTCGACCAGCATCGCGGCAGGCGCGGTTTACATGATCGACGCGGCGGATTTTGTCAGTGTGTCCGGCGCACCGGAGTTCGAGGTCAGTGAAGTCGCGACCATCCACATGGAGGACACGACACCGCTGAACATCGCGTCCGGCGCGCAGGGCTCGGGCGTGTTGGCGACCCCGACGCAATCAATGTTCCAAACCGCGCAGATCGCGATCCGCATGCTGGCCAACGTCAACTGGGCGATGCGGCGCAGCGGCATGGTGCAGTTCATCGGTACCGGCGTGAACTGGGGATAAAGCCAGGGGCGGGGCTTCGGCCCCGCCTGCTCGTGGAGGAAAAACCATGCGAAGCGACCGCACGGCGCGCGATGACGAAGGCCCGGCCCCGATGCCGCAACCGTCGCAGGTGCGCGCCGATTACATCAAGGAGCAGGTGCACGGCGAAGAGCCGAGCGCGCTGGCGCCGCCGCGCAATCTCGACGTGCCCTATCTCGGGGGCGATGGCGTGGTGGGCGCCACGCTCACCTGCACGATGGGCGTCTGGGGCGGCCAGCCGACCGACTATGCCTATGCTTTCAAAAGCGACGGCGCCGATGTTGCCGGCAGCGGCAACAGCTATGTGGTGGCGGCAAGCGATGCCGGACACAGCATGACCTGCGTCGTTACCGCGACCAATGCCGCCGGGTCAACCGCCGCGCCGCCGTCCAATGCCATTGCCGTAGCGGCGGCGTAAACCGAATCACAACGGAGGAAATGATGGACAGCACACGCCGCACACCGCCGGCCCCGGAAGCCGACCGGAAGGATCAGGAGCGAGCCCAGAAAGAGCAGACCGACAAGGAAATTGCCGAGCGGGTATCGTCGCCGCCGGAACAGCCGACGCCGACACAGGAGGAAGCCGACGCCTTCAAGGAGGGTGCCGCGGAAGCGCCCGCCGAGCCGCCGCCCGAAGCGCGCCACGGTGAAACCGCGCACCAGCGCCGCGAACGCGAAGAAAAAGAACGGCAACAGCGCGACGTGAAGCCGGAGCAAGGCCGCAGCGGTTATCAGACCCGCACCTGATGGCCAACTGGCTCACCCGAATGCTGCCGTGGGGGCGGGCGGCCGAGGGGCAGTACCGCCCCGGACCCTATTTCCTCTCCCACGGCTGGCTGCCCGCCGGCAGTTCGTGGAATTACTGGCAGAACGGCCAAAACGTGCAGCCCTATGGCGGGCGCAGCGCCATGCTGGAGGCGTGCATCAGCGCCTACAGCCAGACGGTGCCGATGTGCCCCGGCGACCACTGGCGCAGCCTGTCGAATGGCGGGCGCGAGCGGGTGACGAATTCGGCGCTGTCGCGCATCATGCGGCGGCCGAACGATTACCAGAGCATCAGCGATTTTTTGCTGAACCTGACGCGGCGGCTGTATGAGCGCGGCGAGACATTTGCACTCGCGGTCCGCAACGCACGCGCCGAGATCATTGAACTGCACCTGATGCGCGAGGGCTCGGCGACGGTGGCCGAGGATGGCAGCATCTTCTATTCGCTACAGGGCAACGAGATCATCGAGCAGCGGCTGGATCTATCGTATCCGGTGCCGGCGCGCGATGTGCTGCACATTCGGCTGCATACGCCGCGGCATCCGCTCAAGGGCGCGAGCCCGATCATGGCGGCGGCGCTGGATCTGGCAATGTCGGATGCGGCGCTCAACCAACAGATCGCGTTCTATCTCAACCAGGCGCGGCCGAGCTTTCTGCTGACTGCCGATCTGCCGCTGAAACGCGAGCAGGCGCAGGAACTGCGCCAATGGTGGGATCACCAGACACAGGGCGAGAATGCCGGGCGCACGCCGATCCTGACGCACGGGCTTAAGGCGCAGTCGATCGCGACAAGCGCGGTCGACGCGCAACTCGCCGAAATGCTCAAGATGAGCGATCAGAACATCGCGCTGGCGATGCGGATACCGCTGCAAATCCTCGGCATCGGCGGCACAACCTACGCCAACACCGAGTTATTGATGCAGTCGTGGATCGGCACCGGGCTGGGCTTTACCCTGAACCACATCGAGGAAGCCTTCGGGCAACTCTTCCAGCTTCGCGGCGTGCCCGACGAGTACCTCGAACTCGACACCCGCGCGCTGCTGCGCTCGGCTTATCGGGAGCGGATCGAGGCGCTGGCGCGCGGTGTCATTTCCGGCATCTACAGTCCCGACGAGGCACGCGCATCCGAAGACCTGCCGGCTGTACCGGGTGGTCATGGATCTGAACCGAGGGTGCAGCAACAGGTCGTCCCGCTGAGCTATGGCAGCGACATGCAGCCGCCGACGCCGCAGGCGGCATTGCCGCCGCCGGATACGCCACAACCTCCCGCCGACGCAGCGCAAAAGACCGATGAACATGCATCAGAACGGGCAGTCCTTGCCTACCGTGCCGAACGCCGCCGGGCCGCTTGAGGCGCTCGCCGCCGAACTGGCGGCGGACGCCGCCCGTATCGAACGGGACTTGAAGCTGACGATGGCGGCGCTCGCGGCAGACATGCGGGCAGCGTGGGCTGAGGCCGAGTTGCGCGTCGAGCGGCTGGTCACGGCGCGCCTCGCCGAACTCAAGGACGGCGAAATCGGGCCGCCGGGACCGCCTGGCGAGCGTGGAGAGCCGGGCGAGGCTATCACAGGCCCAGCCGGCGAACCGGGCATTCCCGGGCCACCCGGGGAACCGGGAGAAGCGGGCGCCGAGGGGCGCGGCTTCACAATCCGCGGGACGTGGAACCCGGCGTCCGAGTATCGCGCGCTCGATGTTGTGATGCTCAACGGCGCGAGCTTTGCGGCGCGGGTCGATGGCCCGGGTCCGTGCCCCGGTGAGGGCTGGCAGATGCTCGCGGCGCAGGGCGGCTATGGCAAGCCGGGCAAGCCCGGCGAGCGGGGCGAGCGCGGGCCGCCGGGGCCGACGCCTACCGCGCTCGAAGTCGATCCCGAGGGCATGCTGACGCTGCGCTTTGGCGACGGCAGTGCGCTCGGCTGCGATCTCTACCCGCTGCTGTCGCGGCTCGCCCGGTGAACTACTACCGCATCACCCGCGTCGTCACGCCGGCGACGAGCCTCGATCTGGTGACGCTGGATCAAGCCAAGGCATTGCTTGGCATCGATCCGGCGGACACTTCGAAAGACGCGCAGATCAGCCAGCACATCAGCGCGACCTCGGCGGCGATCGCCAATTACTGCGACCGCGTATTCGTCCAGCAGGTTTATCGCGATCAGGTCCGCAATGCTTACGGCGGCTACGGCGAGCCGTTCATAACCCGGCAATATCCGATCGCGGTTGACGTTGCCGGCGTGCCGCTCGTCGCCGTCACCGAAGCGGGCGTGGCGCTCGACCCGGCATACCTCGACATCTACCCGGACGCCGGCAGCCTCTACCGGCTCGACGGGTCGGCGGCGCCTTATGCCTGGAATACCGCGACGTTGGTGGTCGATTACACCGCCGGCTTCGACCCGATCCCGGCCGATGTGCAGGGCGCCTGCCTGGAGTGGATATCGATCCGCTACAGCGCGGTCGGGCGCGATCCCTCGGTGCGTAGCGAGACGATCCCCGACCTCATCACCCAAGTCTACAGCAGCAGCGGAGACACCTCGGACGCGACGGGGATGCCGGGCGCGGTCCGCGAGTGGCTGACCCCGTACCGGATCAGTTGGGCGCTGTGACGCCGCAGACGCTCATCTCCCGTCTCGACGCGGCCATTGCCGGCTACGGCCAGACGGTCACCTTGCAGCGCACCGCGGTCGATCCGGTGACCGGCGCCAACACGATCTCCGAACAGGTCGAAGCACCGGCGGCGGTGCGCAACTTCGGGCCGCAGTCGCTGGAGGCCGGCGAGTCGCAGGAAATCCGCGTGGTGCTCAGCCCGACCGGCCTCGGCAGCTTCGGCGTCCCGTCGCGCGACGACATCATTCTGATCGACGGCAACCCGGCCAACATCACCGAGATTGCGCCGTTGTCCTACGGCGGCGCGCTGTGCCGCGTGAACCTGCTCTGCCGTGGCTGATCAGCGCGAAGTCATCCTGTCGCGTCTGGCGGCGCTGTGCGCGTCTGTCAGCGGCATTACCGCAGTGGTGCGCAACGCCCTCGACGTGCCGTCGAACGCACGGCCCGCCGTCATCATCCAGGACGGCATCGAGACGATGCTCAACCAGCCCGAAACGGTGCGCCACAGCGAAATTCAGCGCATGGAATTGTCGCCGGGGATCAGCGTCTATATCCGCGCCGGCGGCACCGCCGATCCCGGCGTGCTGCTGTCGCGCTACCGCAGCGCCATCGTCGCCGCCGTGCTGGCGGACGGCCAGTTGCGCGATGCCGTGGGCACCACCGGCCGCATCACCTATCAGGGCTGCGTCGTGCTGCCGCCCGATGCCGAAGCCAAGGAACACCGGCTCGATATCACCCTGACGTTCGTTTACGCCTTCCGCCTGGGCGATCTTGCGGCGTGAGCGGCCTCAACGTCAGCGTCGATTCCAACGTCAACAGCCTGATCCTGCGTCTCGACAAGATGCCGGATGAGCTGAAGCGCCGGCTCGAAGTCAAGATCACCCAACTGACGACGCAACTGCTGTCGCAAGTCAAAGCTCGCGAGCCGGTTCAAACCGGGCGGCTGCGCGCCGCCACGCGCCGCTTCGTGGATGTTCGCAATAATTTCGTGCGTGGCCGCGTGCGGATATTGCCGGCCGGCAAGGCGCAGCGGGTCGCGGCGGCATTCGGCGCTCTCGAATACGGTGCGCCGGGACAGCGCCGCAGCGGGCCGGTTCCGGTGAGGGGCTACCGGCGGAACACCGGGCCGGTCGCCGCCTACCAACGCCGCCGCCCGCACATCAGGGCACGCCGCTTTCTGCGCGGCCCGGGCGCCGCGATGCGCCCGCGGGCACGCGCCGAGCTCGAAGCGATCGTCGGCGAGACACTGCGCGAATTCACCAAGTTTTAGGAGGAGAAACGGCGATGCCCGCAAGCACACTGAACATCGGGCTACAATCCCAGATCAACGGCGAGTTGGTGTTCACCGGCACCAACGACATCGGGCCGAAGGTGGTGATCACCTTGCCGCTGGTGCAGTTCGGGCCATCCGGCGCGCTCGGCTTTATCCAGGACGAGTGGGGGCAGATCGAACTGACCGGGGACGTTCTGGCCGATCCGACCACCGGCTCGTTCGGCACCCTGGTTCACCCGGATGACGCGATGGTGAGCCCTAGCACCGCCGCCTACTACGTCGGCACCGGGATCATTACCTGGCTGGGCGAGGGCGACGTGACCCCGCGCGATGTCGGCAACGTCAACACCTTTGAATTGACGCCGGCCGTCGAGCGCCTGGAGCACTGGAACCACCGCGTCGGCGGCATCCGCAAAAAGGACTTTTCGCCGGTCGTGCAGCAGACGCTCGAAGTCCACATGGTCATGGACGAGTTCACCGCGGCGAACCTGCAAATGGCGCTGCTCGCGACGGCGGGGCCATAGAACTAAATGGTTTCGCTGGTCGACATTGTTCCGCAAACCAAGACGGTGCAGATCGCCGCCGGCGACCTGGAACTCCGTGGTCTCGGCTTGCGCCACGTCGCCGATCTGCTCGTGCGCTTTCCGGAATTGCGTAAGCTCTTCGTCCAGGGCGCGCCGGCGCTCGATGTCGAGGCACTGATCGAGACGGCACCGGAAGCTGTCGCGGTGATCATAGCGGAAGCGGCGGAGCAGCCGGAAGCGGCGCCGCAGATCGCCGAAGCCATGGCGCTCGACGATATGGTCAACTGCCTGCTGGCGGTGCGCGATCTCACGATGCCCAATGGCACCGCCCCTTTTATGGAGCGCCTGCGAAAGCTGATCGGCGCCGGCGGCGCCGCCGACCAGCCTGGCAGGGATCAGGATACGAGTTCGCCGCCGCCGCCGAGCAACTGATCGCCTATGGGCACAGTGCGCGCGATGTCTGGGACTACACACCACGCCAGGCGGCAGCCTTCCTCATCATCGGCGGCCACCGCAGGCGCCGCGAAATGAGCCAGGAACTACGGCTCGGCTTCCTGGCGAACCGCGGCGACGAGAAGACCGTCCGCGCCACCCTCAAAGACTGGGAAAGCTGACACCGTGGCCGATAACCTGACGATCTCGATCGGCGCTGATACCAGCAAGCTCAAAGCCGATCTCGAAATCGCCAAGCAGGCTTTGAAGCAGCTTGGGCAGCAGGTCACCGCGGCGGCGCGCGACGTTGCCAAGGGCGTCGGCGATCCGGCGCGGGTGCAGCAACTCAGCAGGGCATGGGAACAGCAGGGCGCGGTCGTTCGCCAACTCTCAGGCGAATACCGCAACCTGTCCGGTTCGGTGGACGGCGCCAGCCGAAGCTTCCGCAGTCTGGTTAGCGAGAGCCGTGGGCTGCGCCGCATATCCGGCGAACTCACCAATTTCAGCGGCGGCATCTCAGGGCTAACCACACTCCTGGGCGGCCTCGCGGGCGGGTTTGTCGGCGCCTTCGCCGGGCAAGCGGTCGGTAACGCGATCAGCTTCATGCTCAAAAGCCTCGGCTCGATGGCCGAGGCACTCTCCAAGCTACAGAATCAGGCGCTTCAATCCGGCCTCCCGCCGATCGTAATGCAGGCGATTGGTGAGGCGGCGAAGCGCGCCGGGCTCGATGCCGAGATCGGCGCCAAGTCATTGGAGACCTTCTCTAGGGCTCTCGACGCGCTGCGCGCCAAGCCCGACCCCGGCATCCAGATCGTCAACGGGATGAGGATGGTCATCCCGCAGATTGAAAAGGGCGCGGCAGTAACCAAGGACTGGTCGAATTCCCTGGAGGCGCTCGGTATCAACTTCAGGAGATTTCCCGACACCCCGCAAGGCAAAATCGACGCCTATCGGGCCGCGATCCAGAGAGCCCTCGAACTCGAAGCCCGGTTCCCATCGCAGATCAACCGGCTGTCACAGGATCTCTTCGGCGCCCCTATTGCCATGATCCGGGCAATGGCCGGCGATGTTGCACAACTCGACGCGCTGATCGCGAAGCTGGCGCAAACGGATCGCGGCGCGACAAACGCAAGGTTGCAGGCGCTCGGCCAACTCAAAACGGCGCAGGGGGAGCTCGGCACGGCATGGCAGGAGATGAACGCCCGCTATGAAACCTGGTTGTTCGGTCAACAGGCCGGCGCGAACCAATGGCTCGCCCGGTTCATTGAGCAGAATTCAACCATTGAGGGGCTGCAGGCTAATTTCGCACGCAACACCCAGGCGACGCTCGATGCGATGCTAGGTAGCTGGAATTCGTTTTCAGCGGCCGTCCAGGGGCTACTCGACTCGATGCTGCAAGGCTGGACCTCGTTCTGGTCCTCCGTTCAAAGCCTCGGTGAAAGCACGCTGACTTGGATCAGCAATCAGATCAGCGCGATTATGGACCTCATAAACAAAGCGGTGGCCGCCACCCAAGCGGCGATTGGCGGCGCCGCTGCCGCCGGTGCCCCGGTCGGTCCTGGCGGCTTCGCCGCAGGCGGTGTGGTGCGCGGTCGCGGCACTGGCACCAGCGACAGCATTCTCGCACGTCTCAGCAATGGCGAATTCGTCATGCGCGCCGCCGCCGTCCAGCATTGGGGTGCCGGCATGCTGTCGGCGATGAACTCGGCCGGGATGCCGCGCTTTGCCGATGGCGGCCTCGTCACCGCCGGTGCGGGCGGCAGCCCGGTGCATCTCCACCTCGGCGGCCACAGCTTCGCACTGTCGGGCTCGACCGGCGTCGTCGAGGCGCTCGTCGTCGAGGCGCGCCGGCAACAGGTGCGCAGCGCGGGCGTCAAACCGTCGTGGTACGGCGGCAGGCCGGGCGGGCATTAAATGCCAGCGCCGTTCGCGACCGTCTTCGACATCATCTACTACGACAACGGCACCGCCGTTTCCGGCGTGCCGCCCTACTCGGCGCGCGGCCTCAAAGGCACGCTGACGCCGATCGACCTCGCGCAGGGCAGCGACAAGCTCGCCCGCACCGTCAACGGCACGCTGATCGATCTCTCAGCGCCGCAGATGCGCAAGTATCAACTGGAAGCGAATGGCGACGACCAGG